GGCAATGATGCCGCCGTCCTCGTCCACCAAAATGGCCGAGGTGAAGCCCCACTCCTTGATGCTGGCCGCCAGTTGCGCGATCTGGTCCTCGGAGTGCGTGCGCGAGTTCTTGGCGTAGGGCACCAGCTTTTCGATGGGCCACTGCTCGACCTTGTCGGCTGGATTTACTTTGTGGGACTTTGTGGTCATGCTGCATTCTCCTCTTTTTCCAGCCGGTTGGCCACCAGGGTGGCGTAGCCGGCGATGTCGACCCAGTTGTCGGCATAGTTCGGATCGCCGTTCAGGATGCGCGCGATCTTGTGCTGAATCATCTCCAAGGCCTCGCGCTGGTCGGCCTGAAGACCATCCCAGCCGCTGCGCTCGTGCATGGCAGCCTTGAGGTCTTGGCTGATCCTGGCATGTCCCTGAAAGCTGCCATACCGACCTTCCCGGCCGGCCAGCATCTCGTTCACGTTAATCTGTGTCATGTTAGTGCTTCCTCACGTTCCTGTGGATAACTTTTTCCTGCATCTCGACCTGCCTGCGGCATGGAAACGCGCCGCGTCGGAAGGGAACTGGGAACACACCTAAAGGTGTGTGTTCCGTTCCGTTCCCTTTTTCCGCCGTTTTGCCCAGGGAACGGAATTCCGTTTTTTTCCGTTCCGTTACCTTGTTCCCTTCCTGGACCTGTTGATAAGTCTGTGGATAACTCATCTCAGCGCTCCGACTTTCGGATCAGCATGGAGCTGGCGTGCGCATCGTTGACCACAAGCCAGCCGTGCTCGAAGGCCTCGATGATCTCGGCCACCAGCAGGTCTGCGATAGGTTTTCCGGTGGCGCTTGGCTTGATGTAGACCTTGGCCGAGGCCTCGCTGACGTCCATCTTCTGCACCAGGTAGTCGACCATTGCCGACCTGCTGAGGTAGGGTAAACCATTACGCTCCTCGGCACCTGATGCCCACCAGGCGTTCTCGAAGGTCTTGCGATGGCTGTCGATCTTGCTGTCCTTCCTGGCCACTGTCGGAGCTTGGGCCTGGACGATCACCGCGGAGGTGACCGGCTGGTTGTCCTCGTCATACCAGTTTGGGATGGTGACCTGCTGCAGCTCGACGTGGACGGTCTGGGCCAGCTCGGCATCCTTGGACTTGCGCTGCACGATCTGCATGGGCACGCCATCCTTGCCTGGCACGATGCTGATCTCGATGTCCAGCGCGCCGCGCCATGCGCTGGAGCCGCGCGCCCGGTGCTGGGCTTCCTCGGCCACGCCAGTGTGGTGGACCAGGATTACGCTGCAGTGGAACTCGTTCATCAGGCTGTTGCAGGCGTCCAGCATGGTCTTGGCGTCCTGGGCACTGTTCTCGTCTCCGGCCAGGAATCGGTGCAGGGTGTCGACCACAATGATGGCCGGGTTCTCCGGCAGGCCTCGAACCTGCTCGACCACCTGCAGGTATCCGGCCGGGGTGTTGAGGTCGCAGCCGTCCTTGGACAGCCACATGGCCAGGGAGCCGGCTTGGTGGTAGTGCTTCCAGGCTGCGACGCGCCCACGCAGGCCGTGGTGGCCTTCGCCGGCCAGGTAGACCACATTACCGGCCTTGACCTTGTGGCCACACCAGTCAGGCGCGCAGCTGGCCATGCGCAGGCACCAGTCCAGCACCACGAAGGTCTTGCCGCCGCCCGATGGGCCGTGGACCATGATCAGCGCCTGGCTCTGCAGCCAGCGCTTGACCAGCCAGGAGATCGGGGCCGGCTGGGCCGAGAAGTCGTCGGCCTGGATGAGCCAGTTGTTCTTTGGTGGCAGCAGCAGACTGGCCAGGTCGTGCCCTGCTTGTGAATAATCGTTTGCGTCTCCCTCGATTGGCGGCATGACCATCCTCGCTCCGAATTTGGCCGAGGCTTGCTCCGCATACCGCTGCCCGACTCCTGACTTGTCGTTGTCGGCCACGATCACGATGTCCTGGGTTGCACCGTACATCTCGCGCAGGCTGCCAGTGACTGGCACCAGGTTGCTGGCGCTGTAGGCCACGACCACAGGCCGGTTGGTGGTCTCGTGAATGGTCGCTGCTGTGGCGAATCCCTCGGCCACAAACAGCGTGCCTGGCTCGTCCAGGGTGCCCACCATCCAGAACTTGCCGCCTGTCTGGCCGCCTGGGTGGTACAGCTTGCTGCCGTCGTGCGCGATGTACTGCAGGGTGGCCAGCGCACCGTCTTGGCCATATAACGGCACCACCAGGCGGCCGTCGCCGGTCACGCGCGCCCCATGCACGCCAATGCCCTTGCGCTTGAGGTAGGGATGGTCAGCGCTGGCCGCCTGGGCCGAGGTCCAGATTGTCTCGACCGTGGACGCTGCCACCTCGTGCTTGCGCTCCAGCTCGGCGTCGCGCAGCGCCTTGGCCTCGGCCATGCGCCTGGCGTGCGCCATCTCCTCGGTGGCTGTCAGCTTGCGCCCGACCTCAGCGCGCCAGGTCACCTCTACGCCTGCGCGCCAGCAGCCAAACCGACCGGCCGGCACACCGTCGCCGAACACCAGATACCAGCCTGGCTTGTCACCTCCGTGACTGCCGCTGCCCTTCGTGCCTGACTTAAACCTGTGAATCTTGCCGTCCAGCAGCAGCTCGTCTGGTGGCTCCAGGCCGGCTGCCAGCATGGCGTCGCGCAGTTGTTCTTCGGGTGGTGCGATTCTTTTTTCTGGTGGTGGCGACCAGGGGCCGCCCAGCACGTTTGACAGGTCAGCCATGTGTTGCGGCCTCCCTGCGAGTCAGGTAGTCCGACAGCGCCTTAAGCACCTTGTAGGTCGGGTTCGCCTCGGGGTTGTCGCGCACCTCTCGGATGGTGTTGTAGTGCAGGCCAGTGGCCTCCGCAACCCTGGCCGGCATACGGTCTCGCAGGGCTTCTCGAATCTGTTCCAGGGTCAGCATGTTGCACCTCATCATAAAAATTTCACATCAGGGTGTTGACATGGTACTGCGAAATGGATTACAGTGCAACCACTGCGCGAACGGAATCGCCCGAAGGCGCAGCAACCCAAGAAGGAGAGCCACACATGGCAATCAACGTAAAGACCACCGGCAGCCTGGCTGCCAACGGTGTCAAAGTCCTGGTCTATGGCCAGGCAGGCGCAGGTAAGACCTCGCTGATCAAGACCCTCCCCAGCCCTATCGTGCTGTCGGCTGAAGGCGGCCTGCTGTCCATCCAGGACGCAGACTTGCCCTTCATCGAGATCAGCGACATGGCCACGCTGCAGGAGGCCTACAAGTGGCTGACCGAGGCAGACGAGGCCAAGGCATTCAAGTCGGTGGCGCTCGACTCCATCAGCGAGATCGCCGAGGTGGTCTTGAACGCTGAGAAGAAGGCGACCAAAGACCCACGCCAGGCCTACGGTGCGATGCAGGAGCAGATGGCCGACATCATTCGCGCCTTCCGCGATCTGCCTGGCCGCCACGTCTACATGAGCGCCAAGCTGGAGAAGACGCAGGACGAGATGGGCCGAGTGCTGTATGCGCCCTCGATGCCCGGCAACAAGACCGGCCAGGCACTGCCTTACTTCTTTGACGAGGTGCTGGCGCTGCGTGTCGAGAAGGACAGCGAAGGTGGCACCCAGCGCGCCCTAATGTGCGACAGCGACGGCCTGTGGCTTGCCAAGGACCGCAGCGGGAAGCTGGACATGTGGGAAGCGCCGGACCTCGGTGCAGCCATTGCAAAGATCGGAGGCAAAGCATGAACATCAAGGAAATGATGAACACCGGCAAGTTAATCGAGAGCGTCACCGACGCCGAGGAGCTGGCCAAGATGTGGCTGTTTGCGAAGGAGAGCGAGACCATCGCCACAGCCGACCGTCGCAAGATCGAGGACCAGATCAGGAAGATCGCCAACATCCGCGACGACACCGAAGGCACCGAGACCCTGGCGCTCGAAGGCTTCAAGGTCAAGATCGTCGGCCGCATCGACCGCAAGGTGGACGCCGACAAGGTGCAGGAGCTGGCCGCAGAGCACGGCCTGACCGATCACCTATCGACGCTGTTTCGCTGGAAGCCAGAGATCAACATGGCCATCTGGAAGTCCACCGACGAGGCCATCACCAGACCTCTGGCAGCAGCAATCACGGCCAAGCCTGGCCGCCCTTCTTTCACCATTGAAACCACAACCACCAAGGAGTAAATCATGGCTTTTCTCGGACAAACCTTTGACGCAAACGAACTGCCCACCGGCAATGGCAACTACGAGCCGCTGCCTGAAGGCAACTACAACGCCACCATCACCCAGGCTGAACTGAAGCCCACCAACGACGGCACCGGCCAGTACATCAAGCTGCGCCTGGACATCACCGGGCCGAGCCACCAGGGCCGGGTGATCTTCTCAAACCTGAACATCAAAAACGCGAGCGCCAAGGCTGAGGAGATCGGCCGCCAGCAGCTTGGCGACATCATGCGCGCCATCGGCCTGGCCAAGGTGACCGACACCGATCAGCTCATCGGTGGAAACGTCAACATCAAGCTGTCGATCCGCGACAAGCGCACCGACGAGAAGACCGG